ATCAATTTAGCTATTGAGCATAACTTCCCTGACAGCGGACTAAAATTAGGCTTCTATCATAGTACAGCCAAACGTGAACAAGATGTAACACCCGGTAAAAGAGTAGCAAACACAAACCCAAACTAAGATGATTCTACTAATTAACAATACAGCAGACCTCAAAGAAGTATTAGGTTTTATAGATGCAGATTTCAATTTTGACAATATAAAACCCGACATCATATCGGCAACAAATGACGTAATAAAACTCATTGGAAAAGAAATGTATGATACAATTGTAGCATCAACGGATGTAGATATGCTCAATGCTGCAAAATTTCCTATTGGTGTACAAGCCTATCGACATTACGCACCAAACAACGACCTCAATCATACCAACTCAGGTAGAATGAATAGAACGGAAGAGCACGAAAAACCCGCATTTGAATGGCAGGTTGACAGAGATAATAAAGCATTGGAACGCAAGTATTACAAATATTTAGACGATCTAATTAATATATTAGATGAAAAAGGAGGTACAGATTGGAAATATTCAACCAATTACAAAGCAACTTTTAATTTATTCATTAGAAATACCGATGATTTTGATAAATATTTCAATATAAATGGTTCCCGTTTTCTTTTTATTAAACTTTCACCCGGAATAAGAATGGCAGAAGACAACGAACTTATTCCACGTATTGGGAAATCTCTATTTGACAATATGAAAAAGAAACTTAAAGGAGAAACAGTTGCCGATTTTACCATAAACGAACCTTTATTAGCAAAAATACAAGAGTTTTTAGTATATAAATCCGTGGCTTGGGGTTTTCGCAGATTATCTGTACAGATATTTCCGGAAGGTGTCATGCAAGCTTACACACCAGATAGAGTAACCACTCAATCGCGTATGGTCCCTGTAAAATCAGAAAGTGCAGCAGCTGCTCAATATTTCGATCAAGATGCAGGCCGTGTATTACTTGCCATTGAAATAATCATTGCATCAATGAATGCAGTAGAACCTGTAATACCGCCAAAACCAATCAAATTTGAATATTCCGAAGACCAAAACTTCATCAATACCTAAAATTTATATTTATGCTCAATTTATTCATTGTTATTATACTTATTTTATTGTATCTTATCATCACATTTAGAAAAAAAATTGATGTTTTTTTGCATCGGTTTGATTTTTATTCTAATTATAAATACAAAATTGCGACCAAGAAACTAAAAAAACAAGTAGGTATCAAAAACGTAGAGAGAAATCTTTTAATACCTGAACTTATCAAAGAAATTGCTCGTTTACGAAATATATACGGCATTTCAGAATACATACCACACGATCATAAATCAGTACATCAAGTTCTCGATTACATGGAACTACATTACGGCAACCAAATGCGAAAATATGGCATAACGATTACCAAAAAACTAAAAATAAATGCATAGTATTGAAATTCCATCTATAAAACTAAAAAAATATTTTCCTGCTGATTTGTCAGAATGCGACCAAAAGCAATATATTGACATAAGTCAATTGCTTTTTTTATATCAAAACGGAGATCTGAATTTGGATCAATTGAAAGTACAAACTTTGTATTTACTCTTAAATATGAAAAGAGTAAAAACAAAACACACCGAAGAAATGTTTGCCAATATTGCCCAATTATCAGACCTGTTAGAATCATTTTTTGAATCAGATGATACCGGAGCGAGGATAATAAAAACTTATTATATCCACAATCCAATCCAACGCGTATCCAATGGGATACGTTCTTGGTCAGGACCATCCGAAGGATTCAAAAATGTTTCTTTTGGTGAATACGTAGATGCTATCAACCATTTTGGAGATTTTGTAACTACCGGAGATTTTCAATATTTACGTTTATTAATGGCTACGTTTTATCGTCCCACAAAATCATTTTTAGCAATACGGAAAAAATTACATTCTTATGATGGTGAAGAGCGTATTTATTACAATCCCAATGCCGTAGAACGTATAGCTGATCAACTCAAATATTTTCCCATAGGGGTTTTCTATGGTTTTTTTTTACTCTTTTCATCCTTTCAAAAATACCTTAGCACTGCCAAGATATATGTGGAAGGCAAAGAAATAGATTTGTCCGTGTTATTCAGTTCCAATAGCACACTCAAAGAATCCGCATTGCCCTCACTCGGAATGCGGTCTATACTCAATACCATGGCTGAAAGTCAAATTTTTGGACCTATGCAGGAAGTGAGAAAAACCAATTTATATGAAATTATGCTGCGTATGTACGATATTCGCAAGCGTGATGAAGATTACAAAGCCAATAATCCAACCACATGATACTAATTAATGACATTTATCAGTTTATTGAAAATGCCAAACAGCAAATTTCAGAAATCAACCGAATAGAATTATTTGCAGATGATAGCCAATTGGTTAAAATAACCCGAGATTATACAACCGCTGATAATATTCTATTGGCTGCTATTATTCCAAGCCATGATACCATAGGTTTTGATATTGACAATGTGCAATATGCCGATCATTTGGCATTTATTTTATTAGCAAAACGTAAAGACAAAATCACAACTAAAGATGTAGTTGATAATATAGCATTTGTGCAAACGGTAGTCAAACAATTTGTTTTATTCCTATTAGAAAGTGCNTCAAATGACAATTGTCATATATTTACTAATTTGGATGTAAACAGCATCAGCATTGACCCTATATGGGACATGGCTCAAATGGATGGTTATTCCATAGAACTCAAAACCAAAACCAATATTTAATGTTAAGAGAAAGCAGAGATAAAATACACGACGATGTTGTCAAAGGACAATTTATAAAAAATTCATTGCAACGTCATGGGCAGGAAGTAGATCAAGAAATTAGCAAACGCATGGCAAGAGCAGGATTTCGTTCTGACTTTTGGTCTAAACGCAATTTTGAGTTAAACGAAAACACGCTTACTTACAAGCATTTGCTGCAGCACCGTTTTGTTGACATCAGAACCCGCAAAAGCAAAGCGGGTGTCAAGCGAAAAAAGAATCATCCTATTCACAACCGTGTGCATTATGGACATCTCAATAACTTGGCTCGTGAACTCATGTATGGATTTACCGTAGCCATCAAAGAAGAAATCAAAGAAAAATTAGAAAAAACATAACCTATAAGTTAATTTTTTATTTATCTTTGTCTCACCTATTTTATCATGGGTGAAAAATTTTTAAATTAATAACTGCAACCGTAGGCTTCATGTCAACGGTTGTTTTTATTATAGAAACACCCTATTTACAGCCTAACGAATTTGATATACTTTTACTTCATCTTTTTTTCATATCTTTACACCATTATTAATTTTAAATTTTTTAAGTATGACAGAGTTTGAAGAAAAACAATTGGAATTATTGAAGTCCATTGACACTAAGACAGAATTTATACATGAAAACACACGTAAAATTTACGACAATGTAAAATTCTTTTTTTGGGTTTTCATTGTTAGCATTGTTTTATCAATTATTACATTATTTAGCATGTAATATAAAAAAGTAGTTTTAACAGGTGATTTTAATTATTTTCAAGATAGACAAAAAATGGCAACACTACTATGGAAAGTAGGTGCTGATGTAAATACTTCCATTTCTCGCAAAACAAATTATGTTATTGTTGGACTCAATGCGGGTCCTTCTAAATTGGAAAAAATTGATTTATACAATATTGAAATCATTGATGAACAAAAATTTTTAGAAATATTTAATATAAAATAAAAAAAATGTTATACATTTGCACAGCCTAATATTATAAATGTATAACAAAAAACAAATTTTTTCCCACGAGAGATTCGGTGCAAGTCCGTTCTTACCATACATTTGTGTAGTTAGGCGTCCACTCGTGGGTCTTATTTTAATTTTAAAAAGTTATGCCTAATTACACCGAAATGGGTTCTAATCCCGAATTAGACCAATCCAACCAAGCAATCCAATTGCTTAAACAACTCTTATCTTTTGCCACTGCCGAAGAAATTCAAAGCGACCTCAATGAGATATTTCGTGGTTTTCTTGCTTCAGACCTATCAGACGATAGAGAAGTAAGAGCCAAACTCAGTGAAACAAACTATTTTATCAATGACTTTCTTACCAAAGTCGGATAACTCACCTCAATAAATAGTTTTCAAAATGCCAACCAACACTGATGAACTTCAAATATTGCTCGATTATGGCAATACTTGGCATTACACCCGCTTTTATCAACCACAAAAACATTACGACATGAAAAAACATCATATCCAAGTTCTCTTTGAAGACAAAACAAAAAATAAAGTAGTAGAAGACTACTTTTCAAACGCCATTTCTTTCATCCGCTTACAGTACCATAATCCCATAGCATTGCGTATTGATCATGAAATATTATTGCTATGGGAAATAAACACAATCCATCAATATGAGAGACTACTCTATTCCGATGCGCAACTCATAGAAGGACTTCAAATAAAAGCACTCTATAGAAACAATACTGAAATATTCGCCAACGATGAAATCATAGAAATCGGTTGGCTATGGTATTCAAATCCATCAGACCCAAACCAACTTATCCTTAATGATGATGATGTGTTTATCTCGTTACCCTATGATAAATATAAATTTGAAAAAATCAACTTATAGGTTTATTTTTTAGAACACACAAAATAGAAACACCCGACAAAAACGGGTGTTTTTTTATGTCCTAACTTTATACTCCATACTTTTGATCATGAGCGAAGCCAAAGTGTACCTCCCAACTTTAATAGTGTCCCAACCAAAAGAAACAACCAATATACATTTGCTGCATAATTGCATCTATTATGCCTACAACACCATTTCCATTAAACATTATAAACAAAGAAGATTCCCCTGCACGTTTAGAAAAACTGGCAGGAGTGGATCCTAAATTTTACCTCACTGCAGAAGAAACCAATGAAATAGTGGCGGCATTAAATTTTTTGAATGAAACTGATAATATTTCCCAATATCAATCCTACCTAAACACCACTACAGACAACCCTCCATTATCAGAACAAGAATGGTCTGATAGTTTTCAATTTACTGAAACAGACCCCATATTTACCGGATGGTTAAACACCAATCCACTTGCTAACTTTGTAACATTAACAAGTATCTATGACGCATCCGCAACAGAGCGTGGCTTTACAAACACAATAGCTCAATCTTTTGTGGGTACAAAATCGTTCAATAATCTTATTTGGGCAAAGGCAACACCAACCAATACAGTTGATACAAAATTAGGAGCTATTGGAATGGGAACTGATGGAGAAAATCCGCTATTTTCGTTTAGAATAGATATATCAGGAAACTTGAATTTAGACAAAGTTTATAATGGTATCTTTTCTAATGTATTGAGTGTTAATAGAGCAACCGGAAAGTTAGAAGTCAAAGAAGATGCCTTAATAAATAATGTATCTGTTGGACGTGGTACAGGAAATGTAGCGAGTAATACAGTATTAGGGTATCAAGCATTATATTCCGGTAATACAGGGGGTGACAATGTTGCAATCGGTTTTAACGCATTAAAAGTAAATACATCTGGATATAACAATACAAGTGTAGGTTATGCGTCTTTATATCAAAATACAATAGGGGGTTCTAACACAGCTATTGGCTTACAATCTTTATATCAAAATACAATAGGGGGTTCTAACACAGCTATTGGTTTGCAGGCTTTGTTTTCAAATATATCGGGAAGTTATAACACAGCTATTGGCAGAGCAGCTGGAAGTGTCGCTTCAGATGGAGTTACTGCAAATTCTACTGGCAATAATTCCGTGTTTATTGGATTTGGAACAAGAGCCAAAACTAATGGAGAAACCAATCAAATAGTGATTGGTGCAAGTGCAATAGGAAATGGTAGCAACACAGCAACAATAGGTAATACATCTGTAACAGCCTTGTATGTAGGTGGAAATGGAGCAGGAATAGTTCTAAAAACACCCGATGGCTCAAAGTCGTATAAAATTTCAATAGACAATAGTGGCACAATAATATCAACCTTAATTTAATAATATAATAACAAATGAAAAAATTAGATTTCAATTTTAACCTAAAAAATCTTGACGGGTCAGAAATTCAAGATGGAGCAGCAAATCGCATATTGGCGAGTTTTATAGTTGGACAAACAAAAGGTGACTCCTTAAAATTGTTCAATTGGGGTTTAGAGCTTTATAAAAGTGGAGTATTAGAACTCGACAAAGCAGACTTATTGACCTTAAAAACAATGATAGATGATATTGAAACATTAACAGTCCTCGCAAAAGCACAACTTTTAGAAGAAATTATAAAACATATATAAAATGAAACAAATAGATATTGAAATTCCGGAAATCATAAAAAATAATTTTATAGTAGTCCCTATACCGTCAGAAAATGGTGATGCACATGAAGACGACAGAGTAAAAATAGAGATATTAGAATTAATTGCACGGTTTAGAGATTGGAAACCTACTGTATTTAAAACATTTGAAAATGAAACATTTACAGGTACAATAGAAGAATTTCAGACTACAAATGGCGATAAAGTTCTTATTAACAAAGAGACGACCGAAAATGAAAACGTGTTTAAATTTACTTATAACACTACAAAAGAAGTACCAAATATTATTGCACAAGAGTTTGGTATGTCAAAAATAGGGTTAATGTTAAAACAATTGCTTATTGATGCAACGTTGTGGGAAGTTAATAAAACACACGTAGAGCCAATTCAGAATGACGCTATAAGCCAAAGTAATCAAATAATTGAGCAAGCCAAAGAGCAATTGTTGAGCTTAGATAATTTAAAATTAACCTAAATGAAAGCAAAAAATATATTACCCAGATTATTAGATTTTTGGAGACTTATAAAAGAATTAGTTTTATTTGTTTTTGCATCAATACTATTTATTATTGTTGCAATAATCGGCGTGTTGTATTCAGCAATAAAACACGCTTTTTTTAAACTTGATTACTCGCTTTCAAGGCAATTGACACCAATTGTCAGAAGTGCAACGCTTGTAACAGATGCGTTTGCCAATGCAGGTGCAGGGGAGTTATTAAATGATTTGTTAGGAATTGACGAGTCGGAAAAAATAAGATATGGAAGTTGGTATCAAGCAATTTCCGCTGTTACAGGATTAAGGTATTTGTTTGCAAAGGATAATAAATTTAGAAGGTTACTTGATAAAATATTAGGTAAAAATCATTGTGTCGATGCAATCACAAAGCAAGATAGATTTTACTACAGTTACAAAAAATAAAATAAATTATTTACCACCCACTTATATAAATCAAATGAATACGCACTTAATAATTACAGCAATGTTTACAAAACTAAAATTAACAGCAATTTACGGACTTGCAATAAGCCCATTTATTTGGGTATTAGAACGTATCACGGGTTGGTACATCGAAAACCAATACTATGTACTTTTCGTATTGGGAGCTATAATTGTAGACCACATATTGGGGTCTATTTACCATAAATTTCACAAAAAAGATTTTACACTCAAGAAAAATTTAATTGGATTAGTCGTTAAAGTTGGGTTGGCAGTCATGGTCGGGTTCCTTTTCGAGGGAATAAACATATTAATCACAGCAGATGACAAGTTTGCGGAGTTGATTAGCGGTTGGACTGTTATGACACTCCGACTAATCGTATTCCTATATCCAACGATGTCGGCATTAGAAAATTCTAATAAAATGACAAATAATAAATTTCCAGGGAATTTAGGTATATTCAAAAAATTAAAGTCATTTTCTGAAACAGCAGATTTAGACGACCTTAAACAAAACAAAAAATGAAAATAAACCAATTAAATAAGTTCTACTACAAAATCATAGAACCTAAAAATCTCATAGGTAATATGGGATATGATGAGTTAATGGATTGGTTAGATTTAGGTACAAAACAAGATTGTATTTGTGCTTACAAAGTTTGTAAAAGTCATAAAATGTTTGATAAAGCAAAACAAATAAAAACATACATAAGCAACAAAAAATGGAATTAACTTTAAACAGAAAAATTGAAACAAAAAATTCAACCATTGGCGAATTATTTGTAAATGATAAATTTCAATGTTATACACTTGAAGATATTGAAAGACCTGTAAAAGTGTGGGGCAAAACCGCAATACCAAAAGGTCGTTACGAAGTTGTAATTACCTATTCTGCAAAATTCAAAAAGTATTTACCTTTACTTTTAAATGTTCTTGATTATAAAGGTATCCGTATTCATGCGGGAAATACGGCAATAGATACAGATGGATGTATATTAGTAGGCAGAATAAAACAAACCGATAAAATTTTAGAAAGTGTAAAAGCAATAAATGAATTATTGCCAATCTTAAAATCAGTCGAGAAAAAAGAGAAGATATTTATTACAATTACATAATTAATAAGTTAACTTTTTCATACCTTTGTTTCATGGATATTATAAATAAAATATTTGACCAAATGGAAACACCACAAAAAGACAGTTCTTTTACAGATTTACAAAAAAAAGTTAAAATCAGAGAAATCATTATTATTATCTTAATTGTGAGTGTTTTATTTTTAATATTCAAAAATAATAATGTAACAACTAAAACCAATCAAAAAGAACATGAAAAATTTATTGATTCCTTACGTCAACAAAATGAAATTCTATTATACGATATAGTAGTTTCCCAAGAAAAAGTAAAACAATCCGAAGAAAAAATAATACTATTAGAGAAAAACTTTCAACAATCATTAGGCAAACTACAACAAATTCAAAACCAATTCTTACATGAAAAAAATAATCCTGTTACTCATGATGAGCGTCCTGACGCTATCCGTGAACTCTCAAAGCAATAAATGCTTTTCAGACGTGGAAATAGACTCTATCTACTCAAAGTTGGTAGCAGGAAAATATGCAATACAAGAAAATATTGTATTAAAAGAAGTGCTTATATTATCAAATCAAAAAAACGTTGAGCAAGAAATGCAAATTAATATTTTAAAAACTAATGCAAAGAATTATGGGTTATTAAATGAAAATTATGTAAAGATGCAAGAAAACTTATATCGTATCATAGACGATAAAGAAGCTGCTCTCAAAAGTGAAAAACGTAAAAAGTGGAACTATCTCATAAAAGGAACAGCCATTGGATTTGGAGTGTGCGGTGTAGGAACTGTTCTATTCCTTATTAAATAGCATATTTTTTGCTATAAATATATGATTAGTTATCTGAATACCCTCGTTTTGCGGGGGTTTTCTATTTTATAAAAGTGTCCAAAAAAAAACTTATGGCAATTGCACCTTTGCCATAAATTAGAGACACCATGATTAAATTCCTTTTAGACGAAGCTATACGGCTCAATATTATCATCAATGGAAATAAAGCCCAAAAAGAATTATTCGAATTAGAATCTGCCAATCGTAAACTTGCTGATTCTAATAAATACCTCTATGCTGAACGTACCAAATTAATTGCCCAAGGCAAAAAAAACACGGAAGAGTATAAAAATCTATCAGCTGAAATCAAAGCAAATAATACTTCTATCTCTGCCAATAAAACCCGTATGTCCGACCTTCAAAAAGAAATCGGAATTACGAGTTTAACAATGTCTCAATTATCAAAAGAAGCTGCCAAATTGAGAATATTATTGAACCATGTTATTCCCGGTTCAGAAGATGCTAAAAGATATGAAGCCGAACTTTTCAAAATAAATAAGCGTTTAGCCGAATTAAAAGGAAAATCTTCTGCTGCTGAATCCACTGTATCAAAACTCGCCACCGGTTTCAATAAATATGCAGTGCTCGGAGCTACGGCAGTAGCCTCTCTTACCGGTATGGCTATCTCTATTCAAAAAGTAATAGACTACAACGGAAAATTGTCCGACAGTCAATCCGATGTCATGAAGACTACCGGAATGACCAAAAAAGAAGTAGATGAACTTACCAAGTCCTTCGGTTTGCTCAAAACTCGCACCCAACGCATAGATTTACTCAAAATAGCCGAAGAAGGCGGGCGTATAGGTGTAGCAAAAGAAGAAATAGGAAAGTTTGTAGAAGTAATGAATAAAGCAAATGTTGCCTTAGGTGATTCATTTACAGGGGGCGTAGAAGAAGTAGCATCCAAACTTGGAAAACTCAAATTTCTTTTTAAAGAAACAAGAGATATTGGTATAGAAGAAACTTACAACGCCATAGGATCGGCTATCAATGACCTTGGTGCGTCCGGAAACGCCACCGAAAATAATATCACAGAATTTACCACTCGCATCGGTTCTCTTCCCGATGCCCTCAAACCTGCCATTGGCGATGCACTCGCTCTTGGTGCTGCCTTTGAAGAAAGCGGAATCGAAGCCGAAATATCAGCCCGTGCGTACAATATATTTTTAAAACAAGCGGCTACCGAAACCAAGAAGTTTGCCAATGTAATGGGTATATCTCAAAAAGAAGTAGAAAAAATGATCAACGATGATCCGTTGGAATTCTTTCTAACCTTTTCCGAAACTTTAAATGGACTCGATTTGGAAGGAGTGAAAATGGCACAAACCTTAGAATATCTTGGTATCAATGCCGATGGAGCCAATAAAGTAATTGGTGCAGCTGCCAATAACACAGACCGTTTTCGCCAACTCATGGATTTATCAAACCAATCCATGCTGCAAGGCACATCTCTCATCAATGAATATGACATCAAAAACAATAACCTTGCAGCCACCTTAGAAAAAATAAAGAAAACAGTTACCGGTTGGTATTCGTCTGAAACATTTGTCAAATGGTTAGAATCATCTGTCCGTTGGTTATCCGAATTTATCGGTGCAAGTGATGAAGCGGAGACATCGGCAGAAAGTTGGAAAGAAAAATTAGTTTTTTTAGCAAAAATAATAGCCGTGGTTACTGCTGCAATCGTTACTGATGTAGCGTGGAAAAAACTAACGGTACTTTGGATAAATAATGTAGCAAAAGGACAAATATTAGAAACCGCTGCAAAAAAAGCCGATTTAATAATTACTAATCTTGGAATTGCCAGAACTCAATTGTGGGCAGCAACAAAGTTATTATTTACACTTAGATTAAAAGAAGCTAATGCTGCATTTAAGTTATTTGCTGCCACTATGAATACAACGCCTTGGGGCTTAGTTTTGACTGCATTAGTAACAGTATTTGTAGCTTTCAAAGCATTCAGTAAAGAGGTTGATAAAAGCACCGCATCTCAAAAAATGTTTAATGACATTCAAAAAGAGGTAAATGAATCAATTGCTAAAGAAAAGGCATCCTTAGATCAATTATTATTAGTAGCCAGAGATGAAACATTATCGAAAGAAGAACGTTTAAAGGCTATTTTACAAATAAACAAACTTTCACCGGAGTATTTAGGAAATCTAAGATTAGAAACCATTAGCACTTTAGAAGCTACACAAGCGATAGATGCTTACGTTAAAATGCTGAGATATAAAGCTACTGAACAAGCATTGGCTAATAAGCGTACTCAAATAACACAAAATATATTAGATCAAGAAGATATAATGACAACAGAAAGTAAAGGAAGAGGAATTAACGATGATTACACAAGAAAATTTGCTAATGCTTCCAGAAAAAAAGGTATACTTCAAAACCAACTTGATGAATTAGATAAAAAAAGTGTTGAATTATTAAAAAAAACAATAGACGAAAAAAAATATATACGGGATCTTGATCTTAGAAACCTTGATGTTTGGTACACAAAACAAATTATAAAAGCCAATGGAAATAAAAAAGAAATTGATAAAATAAACAAAGAATGGGAAAAGAAAAAAAAAGAAATTTATAAAAATCGTTCTACAACTACCACACCCGGTACCCCACCCGATACCCCACCCGGTGGCGGTGGCTTTACACCGCCCAATAAATCCGCAGATACTTCCGGTAAATCTGCCGAAGATATACTAAAAGAGCAAAATGCAAAACTCTTAGAGCTCCAACGCCAGCATAAGGACAATGAATTAGCCATGATGGTAGATGGATATGTCAAAGAAAGAGCCTTAGAAAATGAAAACCATAAACGAAAACTTGCTGACCTCGAAGCCCGAAAAAAAACAGAACCTTATGCAGTTAAAGAAATAGATGCACTCATAGAAGATGAAAAACGTATGCACAACACTCGTTTGGACATCATCACTACAAATGCAGAAATAAAACGAGAACAAGATTTACACACACAGTTTGAGCGTGAAGCTCAGATGAGAGAAACCGCTTTCTACAATGAGTTAGGTCAAATGGACTTAAACGAAGATGAGCGTAAGAAAAAAATAGACGAATTTCAAAAAAATGAATTAGACCAAAAAGTTAAATACTTAGAAACTAATTTAGCCAAACTCAAAGAATTAATATCAATTTCTAATTCAGACGAAAGTGATATTATTATTTCAGATGCCCAAACTCAGGAACTCTTAGACAAAATAGCCACCTTAGAAAATGCGTTGGCAAAACTCAATGATGAAAAAGAGGGAAACAATGCTAACAATAAAAACCCAAAAACAAGTGAACTAAAAGGAACTGCCTCAGGTGCTATTGACATTCTCGGGTTCAAACTCGAAGATTGGGAAGCTACATTTACCAATTTAGACACCACAGAAAAAAAGTTACAAGCCGTAATGATGGGCATTCAAGGATTAGCCAATGCTTACGCTCTATACGACCAATACCGGAGTGCAGCAGAAGCCCGCCTATTACAACAATACACAGTAAGTAATAATAAACAAAAGGATGTCTTAAAAAAACGTTTGGATTCAGGGCAAATAAGCCAAGAAGAATACAGTAAAAGAGTAGAAAAATTAGACAATGCCCTTGAAGAGCGAAAGTTCCAAATAGATTTAGCCCAAGCCAAACGTCAACGGACCATGGCTGTAGCTCAAATAGCTATCAATACTGCTCAGGCTATCATGTCTATATGGGCACATAGTCCTGATCCTACCGGTATAACGCAAAGTATTCTATCAGGAATAATATTAGTGTTAGGAGCGGTGCAGGCGGGTATCGTATTAAAACAACCGCTTCCGGTGCGTGGTGCCGAAGATGGTTTCTATCCGGTACAACGAGAGCAAGACGGCAAAGTGTTTCGTGCCAGATATGGAGGAAATGTCAGCAGTGGAATGGTCAATCGTCCTACCTATTTTCTAACCGGTGAAAATAATAAACCAGAGATGATATTAGATTCTAAGGTATATAGCCAAATGAATCCAAACATACGCCAAGCCATGCACAGCGAAGTAGCCCGCATCAAAGGATTTGAAAACGGTTATTATCCAAAAGAAAATAAAAACAATTCATCCTCAAACGATATGCTATTACAGGCAGTATTGCTCAACATTCAACAAAATACAGACCTGTTGCAAAATATAATGCAATATGGAATTGAAGCAAAGGTTTCCAATAAAGACTTAAAGTCTATGAAACACATAGAGGAAGGAATAAAGAATTACAACACACTTACTAATAGAACAAAACCATAAGTCATGCCACAAAATTGGATAGCTGTCCCCACTTCGTTAGAAATTCTTTTTATTTTGGGTCAAGCAAACCTTAATAATCAGTTTTTTGATATTACATTACCTGCGCCAGATACAATTCCTGATTTTATTGAATATCAATCTTTGTATGTAGTTGTCTCAACGGACAATACAAGGTTAACCGTACAAGGTCAAGATATAATCAATAACAGAATAGAATATGTAGGCAGTTCTACGCATCATATCGAAACTATATTTGATATAGAAAATATGCAAACGGGCACTTATGATTATGCTGTCATATTTACACTGTATGGCGTATTATCCGAACACGAACATGTAGAAGCATCTACATTTATTATCCCTGTAAGTGTCATTATATCTTCGTCTAATATTCCGCAACAATTGGAACCTTGGTATATTTCTTTTCATGAAGGTAATTATGCCAATGATACATATACTATCAATATGTTTGGTCCCTTTGAACTCAAATTGTATGAAATAATAGAAGTTCAGCCATTACCGGTAGGCGTAACGCATCAATTACTAAATGGATATAACATCTATACCGGAGATGATGATGTTGTATTAACATTAAACCTCAAACCCAATTTAGCCAATGTATTAGCACCAGGTACTTATAATTATACAGGCTATACAAAACAGCAAAACAATGCAGTTCAACAAATATTATCCATTGAGGTTATTGTTTATGAAATAATAGATTGGGATATCAATCCAACGGCATTAAGTTTTAGTGCTATTCAATTTGTGGAAGAAGCGACTCCTCAAAATATCCAAATTAATACTATTTTTAATTTTATAATACAGTCGAAACCTACTTGGGTTACATTAAATCAAACCCAACTAACGACCAATATTTTCAAGATTGTAGTAACCCCTGCTCTTGCAATTGCCACCCCAATAGGTGTATTAAATGGTAATATTGTAATTGTGTATAATAACAATGGTACAGATGTAGTGGTTACTATTCCTGTCCAATATACTGTAGTAGGATTGGTAGATGTTCCATATAATATTGATGATTTTGCATTTACATTGGATGTAAATTTTGTTAATTTTTATTCGGAACTATCCGATACCTTTTTTTCCGTAAAAATGTTAGCCAAAATATACGATATTACCGGTAATTTTAAAACAAGAGAACTGTTTTATAAAATTCCAATATTTCAAAACAGGCAAGCCAAAAATTACGGCAGAATTATAGACCGTTTAATGTTTGAACTCAATGAGTATCAACCAAACGTATCTTATAAACCAACAGAAGTCTCTTTTGATATTCAAAGAATAAAAAGAGCTACCAATGAATTAGTTGATAATATATCTATCCCAAATATAAAATTTGTGGCTGGAATAACCCCAATGGAAAAATCGGGGAAAATGTATTTATTAACAATCAATCCCAGTTATTCCCAAGCAACTACAACCTCATTTCATTTCTTTAATTTTTTAGTTGCTTTTGGAACTTACGTTTACAATATATATCGCAATGGGACATTGGTACTCACTGAGAATATAAGTACCGGGTTGAATAATATATTTTCCAAAAAAGTGCAATTCAATAACTACACTCCGGGTGATATTATAAAATGCGAATTAGTAGATACCGAAAATAATAGAATCAAAAAAGAATACTTAATATTTCCGGTGGGAAAGTATGAAAATCAAATAGTTTGGGTAGATGAATATAAACTATTGCAAACAGTGTCATTTACAGGAGAATATTATATCGATGCTACAATTAATAATACAGGAAATACGGTGTTCAAAAATTTACTGTCATTTTATGAAAAAATAGATTCATATACCGAAGCTCAACTCTATATCAATACAGGATTTTTATCAATTTCAGATCAAGTAACTATTAAAGGAATGTTGAATAGAAAAAAAGCTTGGCTACTCATAGGAACTGAAGTGATTAATATAGTTCCTATTTCAAATAAAATAAGATCGATTGATTCTGAACGCGATATTATAGACTTCGATATTCAATTTAAAATAAATTTCAAAGACAATGCACAAAGTTATTCATTCTGATTTTGAATTAGATTTATCAAACCTAAAATTGGATATAGTAGAGGAAAATCCCTATTTTAGTGATAAGTATTTTACTAAATATACGTATCCGTTCAAATTATTATTAACAGAAAGTGTAACCGATTTTTTTGAAACAATATTGGACCATAATGCTGATAATATAGTAACTTCTTATGATGTTATCTATGTGAAAAACAACATTATGGAGGATGCCAAACTAATCATCGAAGAAATATTAAACGATGAAATTAGTTTGTCTTTGCAATATGGGTTTGATGAATTTCCAAATTTCAATAAAAAATTAAGCGAATTGCAATTGCAAAAACTTACATTTTCAACCCCCGAAAATATTTATACACATGCCAAATCGATCTTAAATAGTAGTTATCCTGCGGTCAATTATAACTTTCCTGCAATACATGTAGATAATATAGATGAGGACCAGTTTCATGCCTTTGAGAAAGTAATAAATAATTATCAAAATGATGCCTTTATTATAAATGAAGTAATCAATGATGTCACCTATAATAGGAATATCATTCAACCGGTTCCTTATTGGATGTACATTTTAAAACGTGGGTTTGAAATGAGCGGATATGAATTAAAAGGAGATGTTTTAAATATTGCTATCCTAAAAAAAATGATGGTTTTTTCCAATCAAAAATATTTTAAGGTAAATGATATAGATAGTATTGATCTGTCATTGATGGGAGATGAAGCTGTAAATGTGGACGGTAGTGGTAACTATTATAAAGAAATTGCAATACCCCACAAAGGAAAATGGAAACTATCGGGAAGTATATTTATTTACGGGAGATGGAAACAAGACTCGTATGTTGTAATAATGTATAGAGGAAATGTGTTGGTATATGAAACTAATTATACTAAACATCATCACTCAGGTTATTTATATGTTCATGAATTTCAAAATGTAGTTTTTGAAACTGTGAATGATACTAATCCTGATGTATTAAAAATATATTCCATCATGTGGTGGCAAGATGGAATGATATTGTCAGGAATTGGGGAGCCAATAGTTTTGTATGATAATAATGGCGCACCGATACCCAAAATAATGATGAAAAATGAAATAGATTTGAATGCTGCGGTTCCTAATATTACTTTTGGAGAATTTGTAACAATTACAAGAAATTTATTCAATTTAGATCTTACTACACGTAACAAAGAAATATGGATGAATTATATAAATAAACAAATAAATTACAATGATGCAATAGATTTAACAAATTATCAGGTAAAAAACCCTGCGAGAAAATTGAATATAGAAGATTCTTTTGAACTGAAATTTAGTAATGTTGATCACGAAACTTATAAATACTCAAGTTTATTTATTGATAAAACATCTGAAAGATTGGATAGTTACACAATCAACGATAATACCACCCAAATAGAAATAAGAATGATTCCATTGCCACTTGCTAATAGAAATGTAGGCAGTGCGTTTTTAGAAACTGCACACGATTTTGAAGGAAGTCAAGATATAGTGTTTGCCGTTATATATGATGGGTTGCAATCAGGAATCAATAAAACGTTAACCCCGATAAGTATATTAATTCCAAAAATTTACGAGGATTATTACCGAGAATGGTTAAGATTCCGAATTAATTCTATTTTATACCAATGGAATTTTAACTGTTGGGAGGAAGATATATCAGAATTAAAAGCAAATTCTAAAATATTTGCATACAATAATATACTAATGGTAAAGTCAATAAACAAATCAGAATTAAAAGAAGATTTGTTTAATGTAGAAATTGAAAGTTACCGACTATTGTAATGTTGAGGTGTTGAGGTGTTGAGGTCAAAAATATCAATCCAACAATTTGATTTGATTTTCCATTTCCAAACCCAGCACATGAATATAAATCATTGTGTCATTAAAAGAAGAATGTCCCAATAAATCTTTTAATACGACTACACTACCTCCGCGTCGTAAGAAACGAGTAGCAAAAGTATGCCTTGATACATGAAAAGAAATATTCTTTTTAATTCCAAGATAATTGCAAATATCTTTCAGCGTTCGGTTGATGTGTTGTTCAGTATAAATTCCATTGAAAACAAAATCACCGCCCACATTATAATATTCAAGAGCCGAATTAGCCAAAGGAATAGTTTGAATTTTCAACGTTTTTTCTGCTACAAAATTAATTTTATTATTGTCAAAACTTTTTTTAGTGAGTTTCCCAATATCAGAAATACGCAAACCTGTAAAGCAAGAAAATAAAAATCGTTGCAAAACATTTTTTTGTACTTCCGGTATAAACTTATTTTGATAGTATTCCCGCATTAGCGTTAATTCACTTTCATCTAAAAAAGTGCGGTGACTCTTTTCTCTCTTTACTTTGATGTCGTTAAACCGTATTGGAGCCATTAATCCACTTTTCTCAGCAAGGTGTAAATATTTCTTTATATTTTTGATACTGCCAAACACAGTGAGAGGTTTATTTTTTAATGTATTGGTCATATACTTTTTATATTCTTCCAAAAAACTCAGGGTAAAGTCAGAAAAAAACAAGTTAGAACGATACGTTTTTAACTTTTTGAGAACCGACTTTTGTTGTTTGTAACTGCTTGCTTTCAATATTTTCTTTTGATTTTCCAATTCGTATTCATAGAATTTAATAAAATCAATCTTTGGCGATGGATTGAAATATTCTTTCATCAGCGTTTCAATATTAAGAGCTATGTTTTTCAACCTATATTCCAATTCAATTTGATGTAGGTCGCTTAATGCTTTCTCTATAATTAGATTGAAATCATTGTTTTTTTTAACTCGCTGTTTTTTCTTATCAAATTCGGAATGTCTAACAGATATATTTAGAGGAATCCTTTTTCTTTCACTATTCAAAAAAACTTGCACATAAAGAGCAGACGTTTCATCTTCCCTAACAAAACCATTGATAATAATTTTTGAAGTCAACTTCCCATTAAAATTCATTGGGGCATTCATTGGGTAGTCATTTAGTTTAAATTGAGTGTATAACATATATATAGTGTGATTACGGTTATCCCTAAAACGCCATAGGCGAGATAGTTATACTATCTCGCCTAATTAACGTTTATGATTTGTAACCCGGCCGGAATTTCCCATCCCATCACATCTATTTATATATCAATTAATTAATAAAATCATTGGGTAGTTCTTGGGAACTACCTCGTAAAATATAATCTATATCTAATTGCGGATAAGTTTGTACTGCATAGACAAGCAACCGCATACTCAGTCTAACGTGGTGTGTTTTTATACGAGAAATATACTCATCAGTAACATTAATTCCATTTGAAATATTTCTCTGTTTTATTTTATGTTTTTTTAACTGCTCAAAAAAACGATTAGTTACTTCTTCCATACTTCTAAAACTATCCTTATTTAATGGGTTGACTACTGCTTAACTCTATAATTCTTTCATTGGCGGAAATCAACTTTTCTTGTGTTTCATTCAACTTTTTTAGAACTTCTACATATCTTTTTTCACAATCATCATGCTTTTGATAGATAGCTTCGGGTTCTTCTACAATATATCCGTCATACAATACCATGTTTCCTTTATCAAATAGCAACCAATCAATGTTTAATTTAGGGTATTTTCTCTTTACTTTTTGTAAACTTTCAATTCCAATGCTATTAGAGTTTCTTAATATCCCTTCGGATATGCCACATTCCGTTGTAAATCTTCTTTGACTAATATTCAGATAATCAACGAATTGAATTAGTTTATTATTTATACTCATTATAAATTAGGTTAAATTAAATAAAATGTTATTTATATAGGTAATATTATTTGCACAATTCAAATAATATTACGTATATTTGCGTTGTCTAAACGTTGACAAGGTAAGGACAAAATATAAACCACACAATAGGGTATTTACATGATAACAAAAACAGAAAGAAAAAAACTAAAAAAATATCTCAAAGATGATTATTCCAGTGAGATATCTTCCATGTTGGAAGAAAAAGGAATACGAAATAGGTATGGAAACCCTTACACAAATCAGTATATCCGGGTAATATTTTCAGGGAAGAGAACAAACATGATTATAGAAAAAATGTTTTTTGATTTATATAATCAAAGAAAAGAACAGGTTGAGCAACTCAAACAAATAAAAGAGAATATATTAAACAAAAAAACCGAAGCGTCAACTTCGGTTAAATAATCATTAATCATTAATAACTGTACTATTATGACTAACAACAGCGACAAAATTACGTATATTTCGGCATTCGACCAAATCCCCGCAGGACTTCAACCAAAAGATGCTACAATCGAGTTTGTAGGCATCCCACAAAAACAAGAAGTTCTTTGGATTCAAAACGGAAACAATCACTATTTCAAGGACATTCCTGTTCAAGTGTTTGTAAAACTTCACAATCTTTACCAAAAAGACTTAGGAGCAAGAAAGTACTTGCAAACTATGTCTGATAAAATTGTCAGACAAGTAGAACTCTACACTTATTATATGTTTGGGTCTCTCGACTCAAAACCCGACTACAATGAAGGGGAGTTATCTATAAGTGAAAATTTTCGTGAAACCGAAGATTGCATCTCCAAAAAATTTGACTTCAAAAAATTTACCATTGGCGGCGTGTTGCTCAATGATAGATTTATATCGATGATTGATATGATAAAAATGGAATATCCAGATAAACTCATAGCGGATAAGCTAAATATATCTATAAAAACCCTTGATTTTCATAAAAAAAACCTCTTTACAAAAGTAGGTTGCCAAACAAAAGTAGGGTTGGTTGTTACGGCATTATTACACGGAATTTAAAATAAAGTTATACCATGAAAACTAATGAACTATGCAGCATCAGAGAACAAAAAAACAATATCATTGCCCAAATGGTTGCACTCGCAGAAGACAAAACCTATTCCAAAAACGACCGTACAATCTTACAGTTGTATTATCAAGAAAGACTTACAGAAATCTCGCAGAGAGAGCAGAGTCTCATTGACAATATCGAAGTTGAAGGAGCATTTGAAATCCCACCTTTCTCCGGATGATAGAATACTAACGATGAAAATACTAAGAGAACTTAGTATAGAACAAGTAGAAAATATCTCTAATGAGCCTACGACAGTAGGCGAATATTACGAAAAATATTTAAAAAATAAGAATGTACACCACTAAATCCATAGAAGACGTTAACGCAGCAGACATAGTAACAACTATTTCTCGTTACTTACCGGACTTAAAAAAACAAGGGGCTAACTTTGTTGCAAAAAGTCCTTTTACGCAGGAAAAAACAGGTTCGTTTGTTGTAAGTCCTGCAAAGCAAATGTTTAAGGATTTTAGCAGTGGTAAAGGAGGAAATGGGGTTAAGTTTGTGATGGAAATGGATAAATGTGAATGGATAGAAGCCATTGTTAAAGTGGCTTCTATCCATAACATCCATTTGGATAAAG